TACTCCCTGATGTAAACTGGGGAGTGACAGTATTGGCTCTAGCTATGCCGGGTGATAACAGAGCTAAAAGCAAGATAAATTTTTTCATGCTTTTAAATAAGGTTTCCTGAGATGGATACTCTTACTCCGTCGCTTGTATAAAATGGGTAAACTAAATGATGAAAACTAGCTGGGAAAATTAATAATCTATTTTCTGTAGGTGGGTAAGTAAATCTTTCTATAACGCCAGTTGTCGTTGTATATAAAAATTCAAAACACCCAGCACAAGGTGCTTCATTTACACCTCTTGCTACTTCTGAGTTACATTCATCTTCATACGTATAGGGTACTTCTACCCATATAACAAAACTCAATTTACCGGCATGAGTATGCACTGGATTAAATTCATATTTCTTTTGAAAATTAACCCACATGTCATTCATTATAAATTGTGTATGTTCTACGTAATCTAATTCTTTTGCAGCTTCTTGAATATAATTAGTTAGTTTTCTTTCTTCATCTGGCAATACTAAACTACTGCTTATATGACCAACCAAATGATCTTTATAATTAGTTTTTGCCAATTTTATCTGCGATTTAATATAATCCATCACATCTTTGTCTAGAGGTATTTCTAGCCAAAAATGATTACGTGGGTGTATTTTCATTTTAGGTTATTTTTTTATCCTTCATAGGACATTCTGGTTTCTTACCATTGCCGTTTTTTCCAGTGGTCAAGCCGAATGTGGCTAGTGCGCCCGTAAAAACGCTGGCTACGAAAGTGATATCTGAGTTACCAGATTTTCTAACCATGGGTATATCAACGTAGTTCAGAGTAATAATAAAACCAGACCAGACAACTACGCCTAATCTTACTAAAGTTCCTAGAACTTCTAGTGTATGTTCTTTCTCTTCACCTATGTCTTTTAGTTTACTTATTAGCCCTTGTTTCTTTGGCTTAACTTCTTCCATGCTGTTTTTAATATTGGTTTCATTGCTGTAACAACCCATTTAAAAGCTGCTGTTGCAGTCAAGGTTGCAGCTACAGAAACGACTGCTGTAGTAGAAGCCGTTATTAGTATTTCGTTTTCAGGTAAAGGTACATCAAAATCCAATACTGGAATATTGACATTTCTTATACCTGTTTCTGGTTCGTCTGTAGTTTCACCTTGTACTCCTTCTGGTTCTTTTAAATCGCTTGGCGGAACTACTAAAGGAATATAAGAAGGTACATCTGCTGTTGGCAAAGGAATAGCTATAGTCTCGTATGTTTCTACAGGAGGTATAACTATCTTTGGAAGAAGAATACTTGGTTGAGTCTCCATTTGTCTATATACTTTTCATCTTGACAAAGACCATGTAATTTTAGACCATCCCAGATCACTAACTTGTTATATTCAGACGGAGTATGAGCAATTACTTTTACTTCATCTTCGTTACACCAGTGATCTTTATGTTCTTCTTTACGTTCATCCCATGAGATGTTCTCATATAGATTTGTACCGTTTGCTACTTCTTTATCTAAATAGACCATAGCTGTTAAGCCAAAGTCTCTGTGTGGGTAGAAATGTTTATTTTTATATATTTGATGAAAATAAGTGTAATTAGTATTTATAGAATATTCCGGTTCTGGGTTATCCTGACACGGTTTTTGTTTAGTAATCGTGCCAAGAAAATCCCATACAGGTTTAATTTGAAAAGTATAAATAGTATGTCGCATATCATCAAAGTCCCAACCTTGTGAAAAATATCCAAGTTGATGTTTATGAGGATATGGTTCATACTTATGTATAAATTCAACTACTTCATCCGGGTTTTTATAAAAATCTCTAATTACCTTAAAATGTTCATATTGTTCTACCTGTTTATTGTTTATTTCAAACATTAATCAGATGGTTCAGTGGGGTAAGTTATATTGGACCAATCTGTTATAGTATCTGGTAAATCTCTTAGAGCTTGTCTATATGCTGTCCATTCTGCTTTTTTTGCATCACTGAACGGTGCATCAGGTAATTGGGTCCAATCGCTTGCTCTTAGTAAATTATCTCTTTTACCAGTATCCATCTCTTCTGGGTTTGCCATTAGTTTATTGGTAAGGGTTTAAATTGTTCTTCCACAGGTACAACAGGAGATAAAGTTTCTACAGTTGCATTTCTAAAAGATTCGATAGCTGCACCAGCTTCGTTTGTCTTTTTAATGTTTTCTATAGTAAGAAGGGGCATCCACGCTACAGCGCATCCCCATTCATCAAACTGTTCTCCCGTCTGTGGGTGGCTGCCAGCTATTTGTGTAAACCATACACACTCGAGTTTTTTACAATCTCCATTAACTAGCGGACAGAATGTTCCTGCTTTAATTTTCATTAGGTTTTAGTTGCTAAGATTACGTCTACGTATTGAACTGCCATGTCTAAGTTTCCAACAGAAATACTGTGGTTGTGTGCACTACCAGAGAAACTTGCGTTTGCGTTGTGGCTGTGTGCAGAACCTGAGAAACTAGCATTGTGGTTGTGTGCAGTACCACTTAACGAACCGTTGTGGTTGTGTGAACTTCCACTAAATCCGTGTGAGTGACCACCGCCTCCACCAGAGTTGTTTGTTGGACCTGAACCACCAGCGAAACCTCTAGTACCACCATAAGCCATACCCTGCCAACCAGACCAAGTACCTCTGGTTCTGTTAGTACCAGTGTTACCGAATGATAATGTGTGGCTGTGTGATGGTATTTCGTTTATAGAAAGTGTATGACTGTTAACGTTACCACCAGTTGAAGTACTAGAAATAGAAACGTTACCACCAGCAGTTGTATTACCAACTGAGATGTTACCGCCTTGAGTGGCGTTAGCTACTGACACACTCACGTTTCCACCAGCAGTTGCGTTACCAGAGTTAGCATTTATACCTCTAGATGCCAAGGTGTTTGTAAACGCATTGCTACCACCAGAACCGGCTGTCCCGGATACAACTCTAAGAGCTTTGTTATTATGAGTTGTTGACTTAGTCCAACCTGTAGGAGCTGATGTCTGAGCAAACAACATTACTGTTCCAGATGGAAAAGGTTTAGCATTTGTAATAGCTGTTCTTACATACGCAGTTGTCGCAACCTTAGTTGAGTTATCCGACTGACCTTGTGTAGGAAATGCAGAAGAACCTGTTGTTTGTACAGTTTGCGAACCGAAGTTCGGAGATATTTTTGTTCCTGCAATAGCAGCAGATGAACTAACTTTAGCGTTTGTTATTGAGCCATCTACAAGTTTACTTGCATTTAAAGTGTTGGTATTTATTCTACCAAGTATTGTAGAACCTGAAACATTATTCAGGTCTTCTCTTGCAAGAGGTCTTCCTCCTGCCTGACTACCATCATGTACGACAGCAGTATCTTTTGTGGTATCTATAGTTACTTCGCCTTCAGCACCAGTAAATGACCCGTGCTGAGTTGTAGTACCACGTCTTAATTTTAATAATTTAGCCATTTAAAGTGTACCGAAATCTATTTGTAAATTGTTACCACTGACTGTCCCTACCTCAGTAAGGTTTTTATTGTTACAGTCTAAATGATTTGCTAATTGTGGAGCTGAGTCGTTAACTAAACCAGCAATACCGGGAGATATTCCTACCCATGAACCACCGTTATAAAAGTTAAGTACGTTAGCTGTTGTGCTAAACCAAAGATCTCCTGCACTAGGTGAGCTAGGAGTACTACTTTGTATTACGTATTCATTTGCATATCTGTTAACGTCAGATATAGAACCAGCTACAGTGTTAATGTTTGTTGCATTAGAAACTGCGCTATTTATATTGCTTGCATTAGCTACAGCACTATTAATGTTAGATGCGTTATTTTTTACAGCATTTACATTAGATATATTATTACCTACTGCATTGACATTAGATATTGACCCTGCAACTGTATTTATGTTTGATGCGTTAGAAACAGCAGCATTAATATTACTTGCATTAGATACCGCGCTGTTTATA